TATTTAACCTAAATCTTGTTGTAAGTTTTTTGATTGGTGCTAGTGCTGTATATTGAACATACCAAACCAAATCATAAGTAACATCTGTAGCGTAATAAGTTGGATTAAGATCTGTATAATAAATTCCTGTAGATTCTTGTGTTATGGGCGTATTACCTTCAATTGCAGTATTTGATTCTGTATCTCCTGTTCCAGCGACAAAGGTATTTGCACTAAGCGAAGTTGGATTTATTAGGGTATAGGATTGCGTCATTCCTGTTGAACTAGCAGAGGCGCTAACGCAATAGATTTTTCTATATAATCTTATAAATCCCATGTCGTTTTAATATAAAAAAATCCTTGGAACATTATATAAAAAATACAACACCCCAAGGATCAATATGTGTTTTGAAACGCTATTAAGCGTTAAGTAAGCAAATGTCTGGTTGAAGAGTGATTGTTACTTCAGCAAGGTCATCAGCTGAATAATCAAAATCTCCAAAAGCTGCATTAGTAATCATACAACCGATAAGAGTCCATTTTTCAACTTCAACACCTGTTGGGTCAAGAGCTTTAAGAACAAGATTTTTCTTGTATCCTACTGCATAACCCATACGGCCTGTAGCTGATTCGAAATGAAGTCTAACCCATTCCATAATCTTTTGGGTAGTAGAGGGTCCGATTACGTCAATGAATTTCACTTCAATGGTGCTCCACTTAGAACGACCAGCAACCCATGTGCTAGTATTCATATATGGAATCTCAGTTGGATTGATCTCCAAAGTCGGTTTCCCTGAGGTTTGAACTAAAAACGATTCAATACCTAATTCTGTTGGGAATTCTAATACGAATCTATTTTTTCTTTTTGGTTCCTGTTCAATAGGAACGGGTCTAAACATATCAGCCATAGCTCTATTTTATTTAGTGTTGTTAATTCTTTTTGCTTTTAAATAAATACATAGAAAAAAAAATTATTAATCCCATAATATGAGAAAAATAAATATTGAACCTATTTATTTAGGAGTCGAAAGGCTTATAAACCTCTATAGGTTATATTTTTAAGAATTCTATAATTCGAATATAAATGGCATCAGGTCAAACAAGAAATATTGCTGGTATTGCACCTAAAAAGAGTGCTGTTCCAGGAAAAGTACCCACAGGGTCAACGGTTGGAGAGATATTTTCCAATTTGCCAGACCAAAAACTTTGGGGTTATGACGGCTCAACTATATTCGAATATGGCGCAAAGTCATTTTTAGGCCTAACTGGCGGAACTATAACAGGAAACACTAGTATTATTGGAAGCTTATCAGCAACCACATTTATAAGTGGTTCTACAGATTTATATAACATATTCGCAACAAGTTCAAGTTCGTGGTTGCTTAGTGGAAATACTAATGGAGTAGAAAAATATATTGGTACTAATGATAATTTCGCCTTACCATTTAATATTAATGGTGTTGAGGCAATGAGAATTACAAATGAAGGTTCTACTGCAAATCGTATCTTCATAAATTCACCAACATCAATCGGAGGCTCAAATGCAGGTATTCAATATTCAAACGCATCAACAGCAAATAGAGCGCAAATTAAACTACATTCTTATTTTACAGGAAATTCTGTTGCAGGTGTAAGTACGCTAACATCTCGTTCAGGAAATATTGGTGTTAACAATGCCGTTGTTAATGGACAAGAATATTCTAAATGGACAGCACAAGCAGGTGCAACAACAGTTGGTAGCGCACCTATTGCAGGTACATGGGCTTTTATTGCAAATAATGTAAACTCATTAACTGTAACATCAGATTGGAGAGTACAACTTACAAATTCAGCAGGTACACTTGGTGATAGAGTTTACTTAACAAGCGAAGGCGTATTGAATGTTTATAATGATATTATACCAAACACTACAAGTGTTTATAATCTAGGAAGTGATACTAATAAATTTAAGAATGCTTATTTAAGCGGAGGATTAACAGCAAATACGATTAGTGCAACGACAATTTCAGGTGGAACTATTTTATCGGCTGGTACAGATCTATACAACATTTTCCTTACAACTGCAGACGGAAATGATATTACCAGAGTTCAATCAGGAAGTAATATTATAACAGGAGGGACAGGAAATTTACCAACAATTAATTTGGTTTCATCACCATCAATTGATGGATTGACATTCTCAGGAACTGCAAGTGGAGTTGCTTTAAGTGCGACAACTTTTACCGCAAACACAGCAACTATCTTAGGCAATAGTGATACTACTGAACTTAAAATTATAGCAAATTCTGCGCAGACAAAAGCATTAATGCTTTTATTAAAATCAGATGGTACTGAATTATTAAGACTACATTCAAATGCTTTAGAAAATACATTTTTAGGATTTTCAGCAGGCACCAATACAACTAGTGGGTTATTTAATACTTTTCTAGGATCTACCGCTGGCACTGGCAACACTACAGGAGGGGTAAATGTTTTTGTGGGCCACCAAGCAGGATCTGTTATAAGCGGAGGAGCTAGCAATACTTTCGTAGGGGCTGGTGCTGGAAAAATAAAAGTATCAGGAGATTTTAATGTTTATATAGGCGCTAATTCTGGAGGAAATACTATAGCTGGTGATAATAACGTTTATGTTGGAGATTGGGCAGGAAGATTTAATTATAGCGGAGCCAACAATACTTATATAGGTCAAGCTTCTGGATATTTAAGTAGTGGTAGTAGTAATGTATTTTTAGGTGCTGGGGCAGGTGTTTCTGTATCAGGTTCTAATTTATTATACATAGCAAACACATCAACACCAAATCCTCTTATATGGGGAAATTTTAGTACAGGAGAAGTAAAAATAAACGGAAGCTTAACTGCAAATACTTTCACAGCAACAACACTGAGTGGTGGAACAATATTAAGTGGTTCAACAAATTTATATCAAATATTTCAGCCATCGGCAGGAATTTTAAAACAAAAAAATGGTTCAGTAACAGGTTCTACTTTTTCAGGAAATCCAAAAAAAGCGACTGTTGCATTTACGACAAACTTTCCAGATAATAATTATGCTGTAACAGTAACAGGAGAAGCAGATAGAACTTGGACGATAGAATCAAAAACACTAAGTGGATTTACAATAAATGCAAATGCAAACTTACAGTTTAATAGTAGAAATGTTTTTTGGATGGCAGGGCAAATAGGAGAGAGTAATTAATAATTAAATAATATTTATAATAAAATAAATTATGGGTTTACAAATAAATGATTTAGTAGTAGAAAGTACGTTATCAGCTTCAACGCTGACGGCTACAACTTTATATGTTGGTACAAATAATATTGGAGGTTCTAGTTCTAGTTTTAATTCATTGTCTGCAACGACACTGAGTGGTGGAACAATTTATTCTGGTGGAACTGATTTATATTCTATTTTCTTAACAACATCAGACGGAAATGATGTGACAAGAGTTCAGCCAGGCTCAAACATAACAACTGGTGGAACAGGAAATTTACCAATAATAAATTTGGCTTCATCTCCTTCTGTAAACAATTTCACATTTTCAGGAACTGCAACAGGAAATGCGTTATCAGCAACAACACTGAGTGGTGGAACATTATACTCAGGATCAACAAATTTATATTCTATATTTTCACAAACAGATACTGTTACACGTGTTCAGCCTGGAACAAACATCACAACAGGAGGAACTGCAAATAACCCAACGGTTAATTTGGTTTCATCTCCTTCAATAAATTCATTGACATTCTCAGGAACTGCAACAGGAAATGTTCTTAGTGCAACTACATTAAGTGCAGGTACATTGTTTTCAGGAAGCACAAATTTATATTCTATATTTGCAACCATACCTGACCAGAATGACATAACAAGAGTTCAGCCAGGAACAAACATCACGACTGGTGGAACTGCAAATTTGCCAACGGTTAATTTGGTTGCATCTCCTTCTATAAATAATTTAACCATATCAGGATTAACGTCTTCCTCAGGAGGAGCAACATTTACTAACTTATCAGGAACAAATATTTTTTCAGGAAGTGTAAATCTTCAGACTTATTTCACTACAATACAACAACAATTATTAACAGAAGCAAATTTATCAGGTGCGACATTCACAGGTCAAGTTAATACTCCAAGCTTATCTGCAACAACATTAAGTGGCGGAACAATATTTTCTGGAAACACAAATTTATATCAAATATTTGCACAAACAGGAAGTACATTAATACATAAATCTGGAACAATATCAGGATCGACATTTGCAGGTAATCCAAAAAAGGCAACTGTAACTTTTGCGACTGCATTCGCAAATACAAATTATGCAATTACAATATCATCAGATACAAATAGAACTTTTACATGGGAATCTAAAGCGGCTGGAAGTTTTGTAATAAACTCAAATGCGAATACAGCTTTTAATGCTGGAAATGTAAATTGGACAGCAACAGAATATGGAGAAAAATAAAAAATGGCATTAGAAATTGATGATATAAATTTAGGCGGTACACTTTCGGCAACAACGATAAGTGCAACAACTATTGTGTTTGGTGGACAACCAATACAGAATGTTTTTGTTCAAAACAATATTGCTGGAGGATTTTTGTCAATTTCAGGAGGTACTGTTACTGGACAAACTAATTTCGCATTAGGACTTTCCGCAAACACTTTAAGTGGAGGAACGATATTTTCAGGAAATACAAATCTTCAGACTTATTTTAATACAATAAATGCACAACTTTTAACAAAAGCAAATTTATCAGGTGCAACATTTACAGGAGCAGTTAATACTCCAACATTGAGTTCAACAACACTAAGTGCAACAACATTAATCTCAGGTTCAACAAATTTATATTCAATATTTGCCCCATTTGGTTCAGGCGGAGGCGGATCTACAACAAATGTACAACCAGGTTCGAATGTCACAACAGGTGGAACATCGAATGCTCCAATTGTAAATGTTGTTTCATCACCTTCATTTAACTCAATAACAGCATCAGGCGCTTCAAGTTTCACGACTTTAAGTGCAACAACATTGGTATCTGGTTCAACGAATTTGTATAATATATTTGCGACAATACCTGATCAAAACGATGTTACAAGAGTTCAACCTGGTTCAAACATAACAACTGGTGGAACAGTAAATAATCCAACAATAAACCTTACATCCTCTCCGTCTGTAAATAGCATTACTTCATCAGGAGCTTCAAGTTTCACAACTTTAAGTGCAACAACATTGGTGTCTGGATCAACGAATTTGTATAATATATTTTCAACAACTGACACAAATGATATAACAAGAATACAACCTGGTTCAAATATCACAACAGGTGGAACAGCAACGAACCCAATTGTGTCTGTTGTTGCATCTCCATCATTTAATGGTTTGACTATATCTGGATTAACAACATCTTCTAGCGGTGCAATATTTTTAAGTTTGTCCTCAGATACTTTAACTCTTGACGAAGTTTCAATACCAAGTGCTCCTGTTTCAGCAGCTACTATTTTTGTTAGAAACAAAGCAAATAGAAGGATGGCAGGTCAAGTAGGTCCTAGCGGAATTGATTATACATTTCAACCTTCCATATATGGAAATAAGATAGCTCTTTGGAATCCGCCAGGAAATTCAACAACTGTGCCTGGAGTTTTAGGTATAGCTGCATTAACGGCTACAGGTACTGCAACTGCAAGAAATGTGGCAACAACAAATTTACTTACAAGAACGAAAAGATTAGCTGTTGTTTCAGCAGTTCCAGCTGGTTCTTTAGCTGGTTATAGGCTTGGTGTAACTCAATATACTGTTGGTGATGGCTCTGGAGCTGGTGGTTTTATGTATGTAATAAGATTTGGTGTTGCAGATGCTCAAACAGCTACAAGGATGTTTCTGGGATTAAGAAATACAACAGGAGCACCGACTAATGCAGAACCATCTGGTTTTACAAACTCTATAGGAGTTGGAAATGGCGCTGGAAATACTAATTTAAGAATTTTTTATGGAGGCTCTGCAGCACAAACGTCAATAGATTTGGGAGCAAATTTTCCATGTAATACAAATAGTGCTGACTTATATGAATTTACTTTATTTGCACCACCAAACTCAAATAATAGTGTGGGCTATAGAGTAGAAAGATTAAATACTGGAGATGTTGCATCAGGTACTTTAACTGGAGTTGCAGGAACTGCACTTCCTTCAAGTACAACACTTTTGACATTAAATGATTTTAGAACAAATAATGGAAGTACTGGTGCTGTTACTTTAGATTATGTCTCTATTTATATTGAAACTGATTATTAAAAAATGAATTATGTTATTTGATATTAAAGCAAGAAAATACGAGTTAATGGATGGTCAATTATATATTGAATTTATTCCATGCAATGAGGAGTTAAAAGATTTATTATATAACGGAGGTACTTATGATATTTTAAATAACTCAATTGAAAATACAATAAAATATCACAAGCCGATAGTTAGAGATGAGTTATATAGTTTATTACCAGATAGTGTTAAATCAGGTTATACAAATAGTCAATTTAAAATTAATGACTCAATAGAAAACCCTTCAACTGTTGATTATGACATTTTGGGTTTTAATAAACAAAGAATAATTATAAAAGGGGAATTAAAACAAACAAATTATTATAAAACATATATTCCATCTTCTCAAACCTATAGCGACTTGGTTGTTTCTGAATTTAGAGATTATACAAGAAATGAGATAGGTTTAGTGCAGTCTAGAAATATGTCTTGCAATTGGTTGTTGAATGATGATACTACTGGTTTAACATTATCATTTACAAAATACTATTCTCCAGAAGAATCAATTGGAGAAGGTATTGATAGAAGAAATAACATGCTTGCATTTGCTAAGACATCTTTACTTGATGGATTAAAAGCAATTTATGGAGAGCCATTAAATCAAACATATGCATTTGATATGTTGACTTCTGTAAAAACTCAAATGGAATATTTTTCACAAGGATATACCCAACCATTAAGAGATGCGGTAAGCGCATCAACAAAGCCTTATTTGACAGTAGGAATAAAAGAAGCAATAATAGAACAATTAACATTTTAAAAATAAAAATATGAAAGATTTATTTATATCAATATGGGCTCTTGTATGGGCATTATTAGTGAGTAGTTTAATGTTCTCAATAGGAACTTTATATTCACTAGGATATTCAGTGTGGTACACTGTGACTCTTAAGAAGCCTTTAGCATTTTTTCAATTTTGGTGGAGACTAGTTGATGGATTTGCATCAGCATTGGCAAATCTTATTTATGAAGCAGCTTACTCGTTAGATTTGGGTTGGAATGTTAATGGGGAAATTATTGAAGACATGGTTACAACTGAAGAGAATACAGAATTTTCTAAAAAGAATATTTCTGTCTCAGCTACAATTGGAAAGCTTCAAGTTGAAAACAAATTAAATAAGTTTGGTTTAAAATTCAGCAAGCTATTAAACTTCTTTTTTGGCCAAAAACAACATGCTGTTGATGCTTGGCATTATACTCAAGCAAAAAAAGATTTAAAAGCACAATATTTTATTAAAGAAAAAAGAAAACTTAAAAAGTAAATTCTATTTATTAATATGAATATAAGAACCGCACAAACAGTATACGAACAAGTAATGTCTTTTGACGTGGATAATAATCCAGTGTCAGGAGCTACGTTTGACGCTGTCTTATATTTAAATAATACCATATACACAGGATCTACTCCTGCATATTCACTTACAGACGCATCTAGAGGAATGTTTACATTCTCCTGGTCTGCAGATACTTTTGGAGACTATCAATTATATACAAAAAACAACGCCACAGGCGTTATATTTGTTTCTAACTCTATTGGAGTAAGACCTGATAGTGAGTTTGATACCACCGTTTATATTGGCCTGTAATCCAATATAAATTATTCTAACCTATTTATTCATAAAAGGTTACAAATGACATCTCAACAAATCTTAGAAGAGTATATAAAGTGCGCTAAAAGTCCTGTTTATTTCCTTAATAACTATGGCTATGTATTTGATGCTACAGAGAAGAAGGTAAAAAAAATGGTATGTTTTAAATATCAAGAAAATTGTGTTGACATATTTCATAAAGAACAAAATTCAATCATTCTTAAGAGTAGACAAACTGGATTATCTGTTATAACAGCAGGTTATGTAGCTTGGAGATTGATGTTTAGATATGATGAAAAAATATTGATCATCGCCAATGATGGAGCTGGAGCAAGACGATTTTTAGCTACAGTAAAACTGTTGTAACAAACAACCAAACAAAGTTAGAATTTTCAAACAAGTCATGGGTAGAAGCCAAAGCTTCAAGTCCAAATGCTGGTCGTGGAGATTCATTAACAATGCTTGTGCTTGATGAGACTGCATTTATTAAAGATGCTGAAGCTATTTGGATGGCTGCTGGTATGGCCCTCTCAGCTACAAAAGGAAAGTGTATAATGATTTCCACTCCAAATGGAACAGGAAATTTATATCACAGAACATGGGTTGGTGCCACCAAAAAAGAAAATGACTTTAAAACACTTACTGTACACTGGACTCAAAATCCACAATCTTCAATTGGATTGGTGTTCAACAAAAACATTGATGGGAAAGAAGAGGCTTGGAGCCCATGGTATGAAGAACAATGTAGAAGAATGAATTATGATAGTGTTAAAATTGCACAAGAGCTTGACTTATCATTTGAAGGATCTAAATATCTTGTTATTGAACAAGTATTAATTGATAAATACGAAAATAAAGTTAGAGACCAAAGGCCAAACTTTTTTATCAGATACGATTTCGCATTTAAAAATACACTCCAAGCTGGAAGTTTTGTTCAAGACGAAACAAGTTTTCATGTCTGGAAAAGACCTGAACAGGGAAGGCATTATATAATTGGTTGTGACGTTGCCCGTGGAGATGGAAAAGATTATTCAACAATACAAGTTTTTGATGCAGAGACATTAGAACAAGTGGCTGAATATAAAGATAAGATTGGGGTTGACTTATTTCCTTATTTAATTGATTGGGTTGGTAGAACATATAATACTGCTTATTTAGTTGTCGAATGTAACTCTTTTGGTTTAGCAGTTGCTTTCTCATTGAGAGATGCATTAAAATATCCAAGAATGTTTTATTCAAAAAACATACAAGATATTCACGTTAGAGCAATGGATTATAAGGTTTCTGAAGGAGTTGAAATTCCTGGTATTCAAACTACAGTTAAAACAAGACCGTTGTACATAAAATCTTTGGTTGAACACATGAGAGAGAACACACTAATTCTCCACTCTCCAAGATTAACAGCTGAATTCGGCACGTTTGTTATGGCTGGTAATAAACCACAACACGAAGCTGGTTATAATGATGACTTAATATTTGCAACTGCAATGGCTCTCTATATTAGAGATACAGAATATAATAATGTTGTTGCAGCAGATAGTATGTATAAATCAATGCTTGGTGCTATATCCTTTAGTACAAATAGCACAGTAGGCAGGGTAAATAATAATCCGCAAGTTCCTAACAGAGATATTAACATACCAGAAGGTGGAAGTGGGTTGTTTATAAACAATTCAAACCAACAAGGACTAGATGATGATTTAGGTTGGCTTTTAAAATAACATTGATATTAATAATTTAATTTTTTATATTTTCAAAAAACATTACAAATGGCAGACGATAAAAAACCAAAAAGTGTATTTCAAGGCGTTTTAGACGCTATTAATGGAGGCAAAAAAAGTGTTCCAAACATGCCTGCTGCTTCTCAGTTCTCACCTCCAAACAAAATAAATGATTTGGTTAATAAAGATGCGAACTATGTAGAAGAAGTACAACAACAATTTTTAGATTGGCAAGTAAATAAAATTGCTCATAATTTATATACAAGATCAATATATTTTGATACTGATAGAATTAGTGCGTACCAAGATTTTAGGGCCATGGATATGTCCCCTGAGATTGCCGCAGCTCTTAATATTATTAGAGATGAGTGTTTAACTAGAAATGAGAGAGGTAATATCCTTGATATTTATTCAGAAAATTCTAGAGTAAAAGATATTTTAAAAGATTTATTCACAAATAGATTAAATGTAGAATACAATTTAAAACTTTGGATTAGAGATTTAGTTAAGTACGGAGATTATTTTGTTTTTTTAGAAGTAGATAAAGAAGATGGTATTTACAATTACATGTCTCTCCCTGTAGAAGAAATTCACAGAGAAGAGGGTTATGATGGCAAGCCTGACAATGTTAGATTCCGCTGGGAAACAATGGGGATGTATTTTGAAGATTGGCAAGTTGCTCACTTCAGAGTATTAGAAGATACAAAAAAACTTCCTTATGGTCGTTCTATTTTGGATCCTGCTAGAAAACTTTGGAAACAATTACAGTTAGCAGAAGATTCAATGCTTGTATATCGTATTACAAGAGCTCCTGAGAGAAGAGTGTTTTATATTGAAGTTGGTAATTTAGGCGATATGGATGTTCAGACTTATATGATGAAGATTCAGAATCAACTTAAAAAACAACCTGTTGTGGATTCTAGAAATGGTCAATACAATTTAAAATATGACCCGATGAATATTACAGAAGACTTTTTTATTCCTATCAGAGGAGATAAGTCTTCTAAAATTGATACTCTACCTGGAGCTTCTAATATGGGAGATATTCAGGATATTGAATATTTACAAAATAAATTATTCGCATCATTACAAGTTCCTAAAACTTATTTAAATTATGCAGAGAATCTCCCTGGAGGAAGTACTTTATCTCAAGCTGATTTAAGATTTGCTAGAACAATTAATTCTATTCAAGAAGTTGTTCTTCTTGAGCTTAGAAGAATTGCAAACATTCACTTGTACTTCGCAGGCTTTAAAGATGAAATTGATAATTTTACACTTACATTAACAAACCCTTCAACACAACAAGAGCTTTTAAAGCTTGAGACAATGAAGGCTAGAATGGAAGTGTTTAAAGAAATGTATTCATCAGAAGCTAACTCTCCTGTGTCTTATACATGGGCCATGGAAAATATTTTAGGCTTCTCTAAGGCCGATATAAAACTTATTCTTAAACAGAAAAAAGTTGAGAAAAAGATATTTGCTGAAATTGACGCTGCTGTTGAAACATATAAAAAGATTGGGTTGTTCAGAGAGCTTGATGCTAAATACGAACTCCCTGGCGGTGCTCAAGCAGCAGGTGCTCCAGCTGAAGATGGCGCAGGTGCTGACGCTAGTGCAGGCGGTGGTGGTGCAGGCGGTGGTGCAGGAGAAATGGGTAATATGGATATTGGAAGTCAACTTGGCGGCATGGAAGCTGGTGGCGGTGGCGGTGCAGAAGCTGGTGGTGGTGAAGCTGGCGGTGGTGCTCCTACTGGTGGTGCTCCTGAAGCAGGTGGAGGTGCTGAGCCTGCTCCTTTAGCTGAAGGCAGAAGAAGAAAAATTATAAATGAAGTTTTAAAACAATCAGATAATAGTGTAGAAAGTTTATTAACTGACTTATTGGGTAAAACTGATCAAGCACCTCCTACTATTTCAGAAAGAGAAGAAGATGAAAATAAACTTCTTAATAAGAATAAAAACATCAACTTCAAAGTTAAGAAGTTAATAGATAGCATTCAGAATAGTATTGACGATAAAAAGAAAGAGGAAAGTAAAGAAGGTGAAAAATTATTAAAAGAACAAAAACATAGAAATACATTGTTTGATAGAAGTCAGGATAACATAAACAAGACAAACCACATGTTTAAACAATTAGAAAGTTTAGTTGGTAAAACTGAAACTATAAATGAAGATAAACCTTTTGTGAATGAAGAATTTGTTGAAGAAGTAGAAACTACTCCGATTATAGAATCGATAGAAGAGCAAAACGAATTTACAACAGATGTTGAAAATAACGAAAGCTCTAATACTGATACAGAATCGGATGAAGAAAACTAAGCATGAAATTTGATGATTTTTTTAATATTAATGATACGTATAAGATCAAACAAGACATTGCATCTTTAAGGGCTAAAATTGATGAAGTTGAGAAAGATGTAGAAGCTTTTTTGAGTCATAAAAAAGTCAAATACAAAGGCGTTAATGCTAGAAAAAAACTTAGCGCAATCAGGAATGAATTTATACCAAATCTTCAGAAAAAAATTCTGAAAACTAAACAGGATTATGATAGTGACTACGAATAATTAAAGTTTTCAAGAATTGTTAATTACTTTTTAAAGCTCCATTGTATGGAGCTTTTGTTTTTTTAGATAACTTTCAGTATATTTGCAGTCAATCGTTTCTAAAAATGAATCAAGCCTGTAATCAAAAAGATTGTAATTGCGGTAAACAGCATATCTATAAAGATGAGTTTACAAATATAGCTAATGTTAATTTACATAAAGCCATAGACAAGTTTGAAGAAAAAAAGGATGATTTAAAAAAGATTATCCAAGAAGAAGATAGAAGAAAAAGGCCTATGGTTCATCTTCATCTTCACACATTTCACTCTATTCTTGATGGGTGTGGTAGTGTTGATAATTATGTAAAACTCGCCAGAGAATACAATCATCCTGCAATGGCTGTTACAGATCACGGAACTCTCTCTGGAACATTTGAAATGTTTAAAAAGTGCAAGGCTGCAGGCATTAAAAGTATTATGGGCATGGAAGCTTATGTGAATAATAACATGGGCCAATTTGAAGAGAAAAAATTTGAAGGAGGAAATACACACCAATCAATATTCGTAATGAATAAGGAAGGGTTTGTTAACATCAACAAGCTAGCATACAAATCATATGATGAAGGTTTTTATAAGTGTGGTAGAATTAAAACAGATTGGCTATTTGAACATAAAAATGGCCTGTTTATAACAACTTCTTGTGCGGTGAGTTACATGTCCACTCTTGTACGTGAAGGTAAGGAGAGTGAGGCTGAAGAATATTTAAAGGGGTTAATGCGTGAGTTTGGAGATAATATGGCAGCCGAACTACAGTTTAATGAATTTGATGGTCAGAAAATTTATAATACTTGGTTATTAAAAATGATTAAGAAATATAGTTTAATGCCTATATTAACAAATGATGTCCACTATGCATTTAAAGAAGACGCTGAATTACAAGATACTTTGATAGCGATCAACCAAAAATCAAAACTAGGAGAATCATTCAAATTAACAACAAGAAATTTATATTATTCAAACGTTGATGATTTTCATAGATTTAATAAAGAATTTGGTTTTAATTATCCTGAAAAATTTGTTGATCTTTGTTTGGAGAACACTTTAAAAGTTGCTGATAAATTGAATTTTGAGTTTGATATGAAAACTGAAAAGTTTCCAAAATACGAACCAACAACAGAAGTATTAGATTATTTTAAAACAGATAGCACAAAAGAGATTATTACAAAACTTGCCTTCGGAAAACTCAAACAAAAAATAGCCAAATACAAAGAGAATAAAATTGTAATTATAACTCCTGAAAAAGAAAAAGAATATTATGATAGATTAAAATATGAACTAGATGTAATTGAAGAAAAAAATACATTAGATTATTTCTTGGTTTATTGGGAGCTTATTAGAGATTACAGACAGAAAGGATATTCTATTGGGCCTGCTAGAGGTTCTGCTGGAGGATGTTTGTTGTCATGGTGTTTAGAAATTACAGATATTGATCCTATCAGATTTGATTTGTATTTTGAACGTTTCTTAAACCCAACAAGAAAAGGTTTACCCGATATTGACGTTGACTTCATGACAGGAACCGACAATATTACAAATGATTTTCTTGAAAAGAAATACGGTAAAGAAAGAGTGTTGAGTGTTTCCACTTTCTTAACATTCAACGAAAAAATGTGTTTGAAAGATGTTGTAAGGGCACATTTTGGAGAAGATGAAACTGGGTTTGAATCAGATGTGCATGCTGTAACTCAAGAAATGCCTAATTGGCTAAAAGTAGAATATTCTCTTAAACATTGGTTTGAAACATGGCCTAACGACCCTGCTTGTAGCGAGAGAGTTAAAGGATGGTTAACCAACCCAAGCAACCAAAAAATATTAGCACAAACATTAAAACTTCAAGGTCAAATTCGTGGCATAGGGCAACATGCGGCAGGTATTGTAATAACTCCTGGACCATGTTGGGAATACATCCCCACAAACATAATAGGCTCAAACAAATCAATTGTTACAGCTTTTCAAGAAGCCGATAAGAGTGGCAAGGATTTATCTGAGTTGAACATATTAAAGCTAGATAGATTAAAACTTGAAACTTTAAATGTAATTGAAGATGCGATAAAAATAATAAAAGAGAAGAAAGGTATTGATGTAAGAGATGCAGTAAAAAACGTCAACATCAATGATCCTAATTTATTTGCAGAACTTAGAATTGGAATGAATCATGGTATATTTCAGTTTGAAAGTGGTGGAATGAATGCTTTAATTCAAGGAATGGGTACAGAATCATTTTCAGAATTAACAGCTGCGAATGCTCTTTATAGGCCTGGTCCTATGGGAATTGGCGCTCATGAAGAATATATTACGAACAAATTTAATCCTGAAAATATTAAATACGTTCACCCTGCCTTAGAGACAATATTAAAAGATACTAATGGGGTATTAATTTATCAAGAACAGCTTATGTTTTTAGCAAATAAAGTTGGAGGGATGAGTCTTGGTGAAGGAGACATGCTTAGAAGATATATGGATAAAGCGAGTGGAGCTATTGCTAAAAAATCTTTAGGCGAAGAACTATCAATAAAAGAACAAGATAACTATAAGGAGTTTGAAAAATATTGGAATAAGTTTTTGGATGGTGCGTCTAAGAATGGATATAGAATTGAAGAGGTTGATATCATTAAGGATTGGGTTATAAAATATTTAGGATATTCATTTAATAAATCACACTCTACTGCATATGCATATTTGGCTATGCAAACATTATTTTTAAAACATTATTATCCAACAGAATTTTATACAGCACTTCTTAATCACCCAAAAGATAACGGAAAGAAAGAAAAAGTTCAAGCATGGATAGCTGCGGCGATTGGATCAGCAATGTCAAAAGGAATTACAATTTCATCCCCTTCTAGAAAATCTGGATGGGATTGGACAATGACAGGAGATAAGGAAATATCAATGGGCTTCTCAGGTATAAATGGTCTTGGGGATATTGCTTATGCAGAATTAATGACTCTTTTAAAACAAAGAGAAAAAACATTTGAAACAATAAGTGTGTCTGAATTTTTTGATTTACCTTTTTCAAAGTTCAATAAGAAATCTTTTGAATCTTGTGTTAAAGCAGGAGTTTTTGATGCTTGGTCAGAATCAAGAGATTATCTTTTATCACTTAAAGAGAAGAAAAAAAAGAAGTTTGTTGATGTCCATCAAATTTCATTGTTTGATATGGGCTCTAAAGAGTTTGATTTAAAAACAGATGATATAGGGCAATTTGAAAAAACAACTGAAGGTAGAAAAAGATTTGATTTTATTGAGGTTTGTAATTTTGATCTAGAAAAAATTCAGTTCATGCTTAAAGTTAAAACCGAAATAAACAAGAAGGCTACAAGACCAATAGAAAATATTATAAACTTTGAAGAGGCTGGGTGGTACTTCTTTGTGCTTGAAGATTTTAAAATGCAAATGTCTAAAAATAACAAAGAGTATCTTGTTATGAGAGTTGGTGATGGCATAAGTAATATGAGCCTTAGAGCATTCAGTCCATTTGCAAAAAAAATATTCCCTGAGTTGCAGCCAAACGGAGTTTACGTTGCTAGGTTTGAAAGAAACGAGGGAGGATTTTTAAATTTTGCTAGAAATACACAATTTAAGAAAGTTGAAATATGACAGAAGAACAAATTTTAGAAGGCAATAAGTTAATCGCTGAATTTATGGGTTGGGAATTGGTTAATATAAATGACGAACCTGAAGATGAAGATTTTGATTGCTGGGTTTTTAGAAATAAAATAACAGGTCAAAGTGATTCTGGAATAGATGCACAAATTTATAATAAAAATTCTACACTTCCATTTCATGCAGATTGGAATTTATTAATGACTGCCGTTGAAAAGTGTGTTTCCGAAATACAAGGCATGGGTTATGATGCGAGAGGTACTTGGTTACCTGAACATGGATATGTTAGTAATGTTTATTTACTTAAAATACATACTCCAAAAGAAATTGTTTGGCAGGAAGTTATAAAACATATAAATCGTTATAAAAAATGACATATCAAATATATACCGATGGATCCTCAAACCAAGGATCAGAATTAATAGGAAATAGAAGTGGCGGATGGGCCTTTTTAATTGTTGGACAAGACATGCATACATTGTGTGAGCATGCGGAATCAGAAATTAATTTCACAAACAACCAAAGCGAATTAGCAGCTGTTATCAACAGCATAAAAAAATTTAAAGAATTAGCTCTGAGCGGTACTGCAGAGATTTATTCTGATAGTGCTTATGTAGTAAATGCATTTGTTGAAGGGTGGATTGATAATTGGGTTAAAACTGGATGGTTAAATTCAATGGGACAACCTGTAGCGAATAAAGAAATGTGGTTAGAATTGCTAAAGCTGACAAAAGAAAACAGTGTCCGTATTTTAAAAATAAAACGCAGGTCAAATGTTTTCAGTAAACGTGTGGATGAATTAGCTAGAGCTAAGATGAGATCTTCATAAAAACCTTAAGCAACACAAGAGCTGTTGTAAATAAGAAAGATACAACGCCAACAATTGTATAAACCTTAGTTTTAAACTTCTTGTAGTCTTCTATTTGTTCTTCGTATTTTTTAAGAGACTCTTTGATAGAATCAATAGATATTTTTATGTCTTTATTATTTATATAATAAGATTTTATATTTTTAAGATCGTCAATATTAACAGCCTCTTCAACAGAGCCTTTCCATTCTTTTAAATCGTTAATGGCGTGTTTCATGCCAGAAATTTTGGTCAATTCAACATTAAGACCGTTTATTTCTTCTGCAAGAGAATCACAGTTTTCCCCAAGTTTTTCTAGTTCTTTAAGGATGTATTTAGACCACTCAGTCCAACCATTATTATTTTCTAATTCTGACATCAGATTTTATTTTTTCAAATATATCTTCTTTTTTTTGCTCTTCTAGTATGATTTCAGCATTTTTAACGTTACTGATAATTTGTTTGAATTTTCTATTTATACTTTGAAGCTTGTCTACTATTTCTATAGAATGCTTATCTAAGTAAAAATTTACCACAGATTGATTTTGCATAAATTTGTTTTTTAGTTTTAATAAATACTATCATTTCTCAATACTAGTTTATCTGTAGAATTTCTTAAGATAATAACAATTTTTATTACCAAAAGCCAATATAATGTCCTTCATTATATACATAGGGTTAAAAGTTTTTAATTCCTTGGTTTTCACACCAAAAACCACAAAATATTGCCTATTTATTAATAAATTATCTCATATATATGAAAAAAGATAAAACTTTACAAGAGGAGTTAAATAGAATGAAACAACTTGCTGGCATTTTAAATGAAGCTGTTGGGCAACCTGCTCCAGGTGGTCAACAAAATCCAAATGCCCCAGCACAACAAAACACGCAACAAGCGGATCCTGCTAAAACAGCACAAAACATCCAAACCACAATGAATCAAGCTATGGATCAACTTGTAAAAGATTTACCCAATATTCTTAAAAATTTTACAGCAACAGCTGGAGATAAAGATAGTGAGCTAGATATAACAGGGCAACAACAGACTAAACCGCAACCACAAGCTCAATCGCAACCACAAGCGCAGGCTCAACCACAATCTATTAAAGAGTCAGACAACCAAAAAGAATTAATGTTTGATGAAGATAAATATAAATCTAATTTACATAATGACGTTAATGAAGGAGGAGTAATTGGTTTAATTGCTTCACTACCAGTAATAGCAAAAGTTGGAGGTAATCTTATTAATAAGCTTGGTAAAAAAGTAAACTCTCAAAATCTGCAATCTTTTGGTAATGCAACAGCGGCGGCAGGAGAAAAATTACATCATGTTTACATAGGCACAATAGAAAAAATAATTTCTCCTTTCATGAAAAATGCAGATCCTAAAACAAAACATATGGCAGCTGAGGCTGTATTTATGACTCTTGTAGGAGTGTTGTTTGCACAGGGTTTAACTGACCCAACTCTTTTAACTCATGTAAAAGGAGCAGAATTAGCAAATTATGCTAAAAGTTTATTACCAGCGTCTTTAAGTCTTGCTGGATTATCATAATAAATTATGAGAAAAATAAATTTTAAAAAAATGGCAAATAGAATGCTTTTGAAAGAAAAAAAGCAAGCTAGAAAACCATTTGGGTCTGTTGATATTGTTAAACAAAACGCTAATAAGATGTCAAAAAAAATGACAGCACCTGAAAAAGCGCTTGATAAAATGTTGAAGGAGCTTAAAGTAAATTATGAGCCTCAAAAAATTGTTGGACCAAAAATATATGATTTTTATATTATAGATTTTAATTTATTGATTGAAGTTGATGGAGACTATTGGCATGCAAACCCAGCAATATATTTAGAAGGTGATCATAATAAAACACAAAAAAGAAATGTGAAGAACGATAGATTTAAGGATATTTTAGCAAGCGGAAGAGGATTTGGTTTAATCAGAATTTGGGAAAGCGACCTAAAGAACGATTATGCAGGTGTTAAAAAAATGTTGAAAAATAAACTAGGTATATGAAAAATAGATTAAGAAGTATCATAAGAAAAGAAATGAATCTTATATTTGAGGCTATGGATGGCGGTGTCTTAGATGATGCTATGGCCAATATAGAGGATCAAATAGATACTAATGTAAAAAATCTAGAAAATATCAAAAAGACCACCGATCAAGACATAAAAAATAAAGAAAATGTTGTTAAAGGCAAGAAACAACTAAGAAGTCAATTGCCAGCACAAAATCCTGATAGACAAGGACTTGAAAAAGAAGTTCCTGCTAAAGAAAAAGAAATTGCAGCCGAAAAGAAACAAGCTGAAGATGTAGAAAAAGCAAAAACTGACTTTGAAAAAACTAAGGCTGAATTACAGAAAAAACAAGCCGAACTTACTAATGCTAAACCTGAAGGTGAAAAAGGCACATCTGTATTAAAATCTTTGCCATCAGCAATTTAAAAAAATCATTTGTTTTAAATTTTTTTCACATATTTATAAAATATGGAAAAGAAAATATGCACAAAATGTAAGCTAGAAAAAGAAATTTCTAGCTTTTATTTTTTAAAGAAAGAAAATAAGCACAAAACAACATGTGCTGAATGCGATAAGAGCTATGTAAAAAAATACAGAGATTCAAATAAATCAGAAATAAAAAACAAAAACAAAGAATATGCATCTAAGCATAAAGATAAATATGCTGAATACTCTAGAAAATATAGAATAAAAAATTTAGAAAAAATACAATCTTTTAGAGAGAAAAATAAAATAAAAAACAACGAAGCTGTTAAAAAGTATAATTCTTTAAACAAAGAAAAGGTAGAAGAATATAAAAAAATGTATAGAGAAAAAAACAAAGAAAAGGCAAAAATTTATAGAGAAAACAATAAAGAAAAAGCTGTTGAATATAGAATAAAAAACAGAGACAGAATTAAGATGTTGCAGAAACAAAGCAGAATCAAAAACAAAGATAAAATAAACGAAAAGATTAAAATAAAAAGAGATACCAATCCTTTGTTTAAGTTAGATTTAAATATAAGAAATTTAATAAAAAACTCATTTAAAAAAACAAATCATAGAAAAGCTAAAAAAACAGTCCAAATATTAGGCTGTACTGTTAAGTATTTTAAAGCATATATAGAAGAACGTTTTGAATCCTGGATGAATTGGGGTAATTATGGTAAATATGACCCAAATGGGCCAAAAACTTGGAATATAGATCATATCATACCAATATATGTAGCTAAAACAGAAGAGGATATTATAAGGCTTAACCATTACACAAACCTAAGACCTCTTTGTTCTAAGGAAAATTTAGATAAAAGTAACAAATTAATATAAAAACTGATTTGTTTTAAAAAATTTTAATATTATATTTATCTAAACACCAAAAAAGATAATTATGAGTGAAAATGAAAAAATATCAATAGGAGGCGCTAATAAAACGGCAAATCCAATTCAGTCGCATTTAGATGCTGAAACAAAAGCTAAGGCTCAAGAGTATGGCGTACCTGAAAATCTTGTAAATAATGATGAGTTTAAGGTTCCGACAGAAAGAGTTGAACTACCATCAAAAGGATTGTTTTATCCAAACAAAAAATCTTTTGTAGATATTAAATATATGACTGCAGAAGAAGATAATATTCTTTATTCTTCAGATCTTATTAAGAGCGGAAAAGTATTGGATGTACTTTTAGAGTCTGTTATCAAAGATAAAGATTTGAGACCTGATGACATGCTTTCTGGAGACAGAAACTTTGTTCTTATTGAAGTAAGAAGAACGGGTCTTGGCGATGAGTATAAACCAGGAAATATAAGATGTGAATCTTGTAATCAAGATTTTTCTCCAACAGTTGATTTAAGTAAATTAAAATCTAGACCTTTGGAATTAGAACCTGACGCTGATGGTCTTTATGAAGTTGTTCTCCCTATGACAAAAATTACAATTAAATTCAGATTGCTTAGAGGATCAGACGAAAAAAGATTAAGTAAGTCATTAGAGAAAAAAGCTGGTAACGTCAAAGTTTCAAGACTAATTACTGAAAGATATTTACTACAGATTATGGCTGTTAATGACAATACTGATAAGACTTATATCAATAAATTTATTTCTGCAATGCCAACAAAAGACTCTTTATTCTTTAGAGAATATAACAGACAAGTTGAGCCTGGGTTAGATTTAAATTATGAATTTGAATGTAGTCATTGTGGACACTTACAAGAAAGAGATGTTCCTATTAATTCAAAACTATTCTATCCTGACGTTGATCAAGAATAATGGAGAGTGAAGAAAATAAAAACGAACTCAGAAAAAGTATAGATGAATTAAAAGTAGATTTTGAGCAGTTTAAAGATAAAATAGACGGCTTTCAAAAAATAGTAAAATCAGAAAATAAAAAATTAGAAAAGCCTTTTGAAATGCTTAACCTGCCATCAAAAGGCTTTTTTTATGAAAATAAAACTAGCTTTCTTTTACTAGGGTATCTTACTTATTTCGAAGAGAATTTGCTAACAAGTGAAATGCTTGTTGAGAATGGTATTGCCTATGAAATCGCTCTAGGAAATCTAATATACAACGACGATATTAAAATAGACGAACTCCTAACAGGAGATGTTCAAGCTATGTCTCTAGCTTTAAGATCGTTTTCTTATGGAAATAATATCGAACTAGATTTAAACTGTAATCACTGTAATAAAGAATCAAAAGCTTCAATACCGCTTACAAGTTTTCAAATGAAAGAAGTTCAAAGAATTCCTGATGAAAATGGAGAGATACATTTAGAACTTGGAAAATTGAAAATACCTGTAAAGATTAAGCCCATCACATTTAAGCAGGAGTTAGAATATTATAAAAAAGAGGAAAAATTGCCTCTTGAAAACATAGCTTTATCAGTAAGAGAATTTAATGGAGAAAGGGATCCTAAAAAAATACTTAATAGTATTAGAACATTAAGACTCCTTGAATCAAGAGAGTTAAGAAATGAAATTTCAAAGAACACTCCTGGAGTTGATACAAAATATGGTCATGTTTGTGAATTTTGCGATAAAGTTACGGATTATGATTTTGGTGGTAATACAATGGGCCTATTAAAACTACCTGCTTCTTACAGAAACAGCGTATTAGAGGAGATATTCTTATTGGTATACTACGGAAAGTCAATAACAATAGACGACGCTAAGAGGATGCCTGTGACTGAGAGAAGGTGGTTTATCAATAGGATAAGCGAAGAAGTTGAGAAACAAAGAGAAGCGGAGAAAAAAGAGATGTCAAAGGCAAAAAGCAAGTCAAAGCACAAGTAAATTAATAAAAAATAACCTATTTATACTAAAATAGGTTTCATAATGAACCATACAGACTTTTTCCAAGAATATCAAAATAGAAAGAAGACTTCTGAAGATCTTTTTAAAGGCCTACAGTCCAAGTTCGTATTAAACGAAGGTGAGATTGATGAGGCTCTGTTTGGGCTTGTTAAAGGCGCTAAGGATAAGGAAAAGGACCTTTCAGATTACTATCATAAAATTACAACCAACGCACCAAACTGGCAATCTTATAAGCTTAATTTAGGCGGAGGCAAATTTGTTGAAATAGGTAAGACTACTGATGAAGAAAAAAAACAGGCATGGAATGAGCTTTTGAAACAGGCGAGTGCTGATAAATTTAAAGGTGGCATTGCTAATGAAAAAGGAATTGTTGTATATGATTCTAAAGTAAAGTCGCAGACACAACAACCACAACAACCACAACAAACAGGCGGAACCCAACCCTCAAACTATCAAATAGAAAGAAAAGGAAAAACTTATTATTTTGGTAAAAACCAAAACGAAAGATATACAGCAGAAGTTGTATCTCCAGGAGATGCGGCTATGATGAATTATGATTGGCAACACAGTGAGTTAAAATATTTATTTGAGCCACCACTTAAATTAATAGGCAAGCAAATGGCTTTTGACTTAAAACAAGGAATTGTAATGAATTTTGTTGGAAAATGGGAAGGTCCATTTGTTGGAAATACTTTTGCTGGAATTTATGATGGCGAATATTTTAAAGGTAATTATAAATGGGACAATACCGATTTTAATCCTAGTAAGAAAACTGTAAAAGAAAAAGCAATTGCTTTTGTTGATGGCACGTTTTCAGACAGAACAAATACTGGAATCTTAGGATCTCCCAACATAGTGTCTACAGTAGATAATTTTCATTTAATACAAATACCAGTTGGTTATTCTATTGAAGTTTTGACAAACAAACAACTTAGACATACAATCACAACTACAAAAAGACTAGACGGAGTAAATTCAAATTTTACTTATTATGTTTATTTAGGATATGAAGCTGGAGAACAAGAACCATTGCCTGTAACTTTATCTTGGGAACAAATAAGAATGGATTTTGACAACTATCAAATAAATTTAAATATAAAAAATATTCCTGGACTTTTTAAATTACAATCAGATGAGAATATAATTGAATTAAAAATAGTGAAAGCTGGAACCCCTCCTGTCTTTACTAAAAAAGAAGCTTTTGATGATGCAAAAACATATTCAGAAGATTTACCTTTGTTATCTGGTTTGAAATCTATTAGCCCTAGTGTTAAAAAATCTGAAGTTGATTTTGATTTGAGTGATGATGCTGATTTTGAAAATTTTTTAAAATCAAAAAATTATATAAATTCTCCTCAGTTTTTAAAAGATTTAGAAACTATAGGAAAAGGAATAGATTATGGTAAAGTAAAAAATATATCTAAATATCCTGATTTGGTTAAAATATTTACTCCAGATGTTTTATCTGAAGGTTTTAGTGTAGATGATGATTATGGTAGTGGATATGGAGATTATGAATCTGTATATCAAACTAATGATCCTGCTAAGACAGAAACATTTAAAAAACTTAAACAAAATTTAGAAGCTCAGTATAAAGATTATTTTCAAAAATATGGACAATACCCAGATGAATTTAAAGAACAAATGAAAATGATTTCTAAAGCTTATGGCCCAAAGAAAAAAAAGAAAATTGTTTCAAACCCGTCAAATAATACCTCTTTAGCACAACCACAAGTTCAAAAAACATCTGAAGATGCAGCTCTTAATAGATTAGATAATTTTGTAAAATATTTTGTAGAAAAAATTCAGTCTAAAACAAAAGACATTGGGAAAACACAAGAAATAAAAAATTTCATTTTTAATGCAATTAAACAAAGATTGCAACAATATAAACAAACAGCTAAAAAAACAGTTGAACCTGTAAATATTGCTAATGTTAACCCTTCATCTAAACAACAAATTGGCAAGCCTTTTACAGCCGAATCTATAATAAGGCTTAAGATAAGGGGTATTTTAAAGAAAATGTTGTAACTTTTCTGTGTTTATATCGTATAATAAGATATAAACGTAATAATATGAATCCAGGTGTAAAAAAATTAATAAGTGGTCTAATACTATTAGGATTAGCTATTTATGCTCATAATACAATAGGATATAGTGGAAATATAGATGTTGATAAGTGGGCTCAAGGTTATTTGGTGCCACTTATGGGCAAGGATAGTGGGTTGTTTTTTTCAGCCTTAATAAATGCTGTTTTAGGGGTGCTTATTGTTGTGTTTTTTCTTAAAGGACTATATAGAATAGTGACTTTTAACAAATTCATTGATCAGCTTGAAGGTGGAAATACTTCTGGACATGAGTATGTTTTTGGGCCAAGTACTTCTAAAGATTTTTCAGAATCAGCTATCGACAAAGCTCTTAAATATAGAGATGCTAAAATGGATACTATGAGTAATGAATCGGCTGCAAAATTCTATAAAGAAACTTCTGGCTTAAATAATTTAGCTAGCATAAATAGTGGTACTTCTAACTATTTAAATGCCAAAATATCAAACATGAGTAATGAAGATGCAATAAGCTTTTTGCGTGGTAAATAAGTAAAAAACATATATTTTGATCTTTAAAAACCAACCTTTATTTTAGGTTGGTTTTTTTTTATTTTCTATTTATTAAAAATAGAGAATAATGGCTGATAATAAGAAGCAGTATGAAGAAGCTATGAAGAATTTAGATTCTTTGCTTAAAAAGCAAAAGGCTCTAAATCAGTCATTGGAGGGAATGAAAACTTCATGGAATGCAATCAGCACAGAAGTATTTAAAATGGGTGGGGCAGAGTGGTTTAAAAAAGTCCCAAAATCAGCAGAAGATATTCAAAAATCTGTTGATAAAATCTCTGATATGCGAAAGGGTCTTGAAGATGTTGGCAATGAATTTGACAAAGCTTTAAATCAAGATAAAAATCTACAAAGCCTTCAAAGTAATATTAAAGATACATTTAAAAAATGGGAAGTTCATATTACAGATAACCAGTTAACAGGGAAAAAAGCTAGTGATTTCAGAGCACAAGCTCAAGAAGATTTTATTAAGCAATTAAGAGTGGACTATAAAGAGATGGGCGCTTTTTCTGATGCTGAATTAAAAAATCTTGTTAAACAATTTAATACAACAGATGATATTGCTATGGCAGTATCAAAATTGCCAAGCGCTCATAAAAAAGTAATAAATTCATTAGCAGAGGAAAAAGATTTGTTAAATCAAAGTGTAGACAAGGCTGATGAAATGATTCAAAAAATAAGAGAAGAACAATCTGAATTAAAAAAATTAGATAAAGATGTTTTTAGTATTAGTGCTGGTTTGTCAAAATTTTCAACAATTTTAATGAAAGAAGGTCTTGGCGCTTTAAAAGTCTCCGATCAAGAATTATCAACAGTTCAGAGAAATACAGGAATTGCGATGAAAGATAATGCTGCGGCATTTGGCGACCTCACAGGAAGGGTTTCTCAGTTTGGAATGTCAGTTAAAGACGCTGGAGAAATGATGGCAGGAATGTCTGATGAATTAAACACAACAAATTTTTCTGTATTATCTAAAGCGACAGAAGACTTTGCGTCTATAGCAGGCGCAACAGGAGCTGCCTCAAAAGAAATTACAACCATATCAGGAGAGTTAATGAGAATGGGAAAATCTTCTGGAGAGGTTAAAGATTATTTTGAAGGTGCTGATAAGATGGCAAGAAGTTTTGGCATAAGTTCTAAGAAAGCAATAGATGGAATTTCTAGAAACTTAACAAAAATGAGAACAATGGGTTTTGTTGGTGGAGAAAAATCATTAGCAAAAATGGTTGTTACTGCTGAGAAGCTTAATATGAATGTTGATGAAATATTTGACGTTGCAAAAAAAGCCAGAAACATTGAAGGTGCTATGGAAATGGCATCAGAATTACAATTAGCAGGAGGATCATTTGCAAATATAAATCCAATGGATTTATTAGCTGCAGCAAGAAAAGGCCCTGCAGAACTTCAGAAAATATTAACTACAATGGGTAAAGACGTTGGAAGATTTAATAAAGAAACTGGAGAATATGAATTTGATCCTGTTGATATAGAAAGATTACAAATAGTTGCTGATGCTACAGGGCAATCTCTTGATAGCATAACTAAAGGGATTCAAAAAAGTGGATTGGATAAAGAAAAAATAGAACCATTTGCTGGAATGATGGATGGATTAGATGAGGCAGATAAAGCATTGGCTCAATCTTCTCTTGGTGATATGATGAAATTTAATGAAAAAAATGGGAAGTTTGAAATTGATGCTGATAATGATTTAGCAAAAAAAATGGGGATAACTAGTCTAGATCAGATTGGAGAAAAAGAGATTAAGGCAATGCTAGAAAAAAAGAAAAATGATGAAAAAACACTTGAAGAACAAAACAAAAGAAATCAATCGTTTGAAGAGTCGCTTAAAAATTTCTGGGGAGCATTAGAAAGTATATTCACTGTTTTCGAGCCTGTGTTAAACATATTAACAGGCGCATTACAAGGCATCACCAAAGTTGTTGGTAAGTTGCCAGGATGGGGTAAGTGGATTGTTGGGTCTTTGGTTGTAGCTTTTGCTTTGTTTGGAACAAGCGTTGGCGCTTTTATAACACAAGGTATAGGTAAGTTTGCTAGCAGTATAAAAGATTTCGGATCAGGAATTATGAAATTTATAAAGAGTCCAATAGCTACAATGAAAGGTGCTTTTACAAAAAAAACAAGCCCTACAGATACAGGTACAGATGGAGCTCCTGCAGGTCCAAAAGCAGGCGTTGGAGAAGGGTTTAAAAGTTTAGCCGAAGGATTAGGTGCAATGGGAACAACTCCTGGGGTACTTAAGGGTATTTTAGCAGTTGCTTTATCAGGTCCTGCATTTTTATTATTTGTACCTGCATTGCCTGGACTTATGGTTATGGCATTAATCGGAACAGTTGCTGATCCTATTAAAAAAGGGTTTACTGCTATTGCAGAAGGTTTAGCTGCATTTGGAAATACGGGTGGAATATTTAAAGGCATAGGCGCATTAGCTCTTGCTGCTATTCCTTTGGCTATATTTGGACCACTTTCTTTATTGTTATTGCCTCTTGCTCTTATTGGTGTTTTAGCTCCTCTTATAGAGGCGGGATTTAAAGCAATAGCCACAGGTATTGGATTTATGGGAAGTAATTTAGGAAATATCATTAAAGGTTCACTAGCAATATTGATTGTCGGGGCTGCTATGATTCCTTTTGTTCTCGCTGCCACATATATGTCAGATATTGATTGGATGAGCGTATTGAAAGGTGTTGGAGTTATGGCGCTAGTTTTAGTCGGTTTAATAGGAGTTGGTATAATGGCATCTACTGTAGGTTGGCTAATATTGTTAGGGGCAGGCTTATTGGCTGCCGCAGGTCTAGCTATGATGGTCGCCGCTGCTGGCTTAAGTAGTATGGGTGAGGCATTTGCGATGTTATCAGAAATTGATGGATCTAGTCTAAGTTCTTTAGCAGGAGTAATGTTCTTGCTTGGTCCTGGATTATTGGCATTTTCTTTTGCTATGTTAGCACTGAGTTTTGTAAACTTTGATTCTTTAAAACAATTAGGAACATCTCTTGAACAATTAGGAACAGTTAATGTTGGAAATTTAGCAGCTTTAGGATCTGCTTTAGGTAGTATGGCCCCTGGATTGATGAGTTTTGGTTTATCGGCTATGTTGTTCGCTAATCCAATTGCATTATTTGGAATTTGGGCTATGACTTCTGCGTTGTCTGGGTTAGTTGCAGTAATGACTCCATTAGCATCTGCTTTGACCCTAGGATCAACTTCTTTAAATAGTTTTGCCTCAGGTCTAGATAGATTGGCGACTGCCGCTAATGCGCTTTCTGATGATAAATTAGAGAGGTTACAAAAAATATCTGAAGCTATGGCTTCTGCTTCTGCTTCTGGAAATGTTGCCAATGTAATGACTGCGGTTGCAGGTGGAGCAGGTGGTGGTAGTGCTGAACCTAGAAAGATTGAAATTGACATAAAACTAAACGGTAGAGATGTACAATACCAAATAGTAAAAGATACTGCTGTCCACAAATAATCAAAAAATGACATTATTATCAACCAAACCTCTTTAATTTAAGGAGGTTTTTTTTTATAATATTTTTTTAAACGATTATTTATAAATAAATGTAAATAGAATATGTCGACCTTTTTTGACGATAATGACGAACAAGATAAGCAAGAACAAAAACTACTTGAGTTCTATCAGGTATATTCTGCCGATGTTAGAAGAAGACTTTTAAGTAAAAATGTCCCCACAATCAACAATGTTTATGATGTATTATATCCTAATACAAAAGAAGCTTTGTTGTCAAAAAACGTATCAAACAACATAACAATTGATAGCTCAGCTGAATCTATTAGAAATGCGCTTCTTGCAAAAATTATTGAAGACAATATCAATTTAGAAAAATTTAGTGAGAACTTTAGAAATTCATTATTATCTAGAAATAACTTATCACAATCAGCTACTGATTTACAACAACAATCAGAAAATGTAAGAAAAGGATTATTATCAAAAAACAACACAAGTCAAAAAGAAAATATCGATGATATTGCAGATTCTAAGAGACATGAGTTGCTTTCTAAAAATAAAGAATCATTAAATTTTCAAAATGATATTGAAAAAAACAATGAGTCTTTTAGAGAAAACAATTTACATAAAAATGTAGAAAGCAAGTCTGATATAGAAAAAGATTCACCAGATTTTAGAAAAAATCTTATAAGTAAAAATAAACCTACTGAAGGAGATTTATTAACAGACTCAAACGAGTTTAGATCAGACGAATTAGCATTAAACACGCCAAACACATCTGATTTAGAAAAAGATTCAGAACAAGCTAGAGCTAATGTTTTATCAAGTAATGTTCCAAGCACTTCTGATTTATTAAATGATTCAGAGCAAGCGAGAACTAATGTATTGGCAAGTAATGCACCAAATAAATCTGATTTAGAAAAGGATTCAGAACAAACTAGAAAGAATATTTTATCAAGTAATGTTCCAAGCACTTCTGATTTATTGAGCGATTCAGAACAAGCGAGAACTAATGTTTTATCAAGTAATGTTCCAACCACTTCTGATTTATTAAAAGATTCAGAACAAGCTAGAACTAATGTTTTATCAAGTAATGTATTAAGTAAGTCTGATTTAGAAAAAGATTCTGAACAAACTAGAGTTGATGATTTGTCAAAAAATAAGCCATCTGCTTCTGATTTAGAAAAAGACTCTGAACAATCTAGGATTAACACATTATCAAAAAATACACCTTCTACTTCTGATTTATTAAATGATTCAGATCACGCTAGAAAAAATGTTTTGTCCAGTAATGTGCCAACTACTTCTGATTTAGAGAAAGATTCTGAAAAAACTAGAAAAAATGTTTTGGCTAGTAACACACCAAGCACTTCTGACTTAGAAAAAGATTCAGAACAAGCTAGAACTAATGTTTTATCAAGTAATGTTCCAACCACTTCTGATTTATTGAGTGATTCTGAGCAAGCAAGAAAAGGTGTATTGGCAAGTAATAAACCAAACACTTCTGATTTATTGAGTGATTCTGATAATACTAGAAAAGATGTTTTATCTTTAAACGTACCTAGCATTTCTGATTTACTAACTTTATCTGAAGATCCAAGAACAGGATTGCTTGCCGCAAACAAACCAAATCCTTCTGATTTACTAGCTTTATCTGAAGACCCAAGAACAGGATTACTTTCAGCAAACGTTCCAAGTCCAACTGATCTATTGGTTTTATCTCAAGATCCAAGAACAAATTTACTTTCAGCAAACGTTCCAAATCCTTCTGATTTATTAACATTGTCTGTGGACCCAAGAACAAATTTGCTTTCAGCAAACGTGCCAGACGCTGGAGATTTATTAAATGATTCTAATCCTTATTATCAAAATAATTTATCAGCTAATGTTCCAGGTAAATATAATATAGATAATTTTATTAATAATGGTGGTGGTTCAGATAGTGCAACTCAAGAGTTGAAAAATTTAGAATCTAAAAATATCCCAACAAATAATACTATAGATAAATTTATTAATAATGTTGGCATAAGAGATACTGCTGCTGGAGAATTAAAAAGTTTAACTTCTAAAAATACCCCAACAGATAATACTATAGATAAATTTATTAATATAGGTGGTGGCAAAGATAGTGCTTCAGGAGAATTAAAAGGTTTAATTAGTAAAAACGATTATGCTATTGGTAGTGGTCATTATGATGGTAATAATCAAAAGCCAGGAAATAATATAGATATATTTACAGACAATCAAGGCTCTAAAAACAGTGCGAATGCAACACTTAGTTCATTGGTTGGAAAAAATGATTACCCTCTTGGCAATGGCAATTATGATGGTAGCAATCCAAAACCAGGAAGTAATATAGATAGTTTTATTAATAGTGCTGGTGGTAGAGGTGGTGCGAAAGATGAACGTAATAGATTAATGGCGATGAATCCTAATGCTGATCTTGGCGTTACGTTTACAGGATTAGGGACAGCAACATTCTTGGGTGTGTCAAAAGTGTTGACACAAGGTTTGATTATAAGAAGTTATTTAAAAACAAAAAACAGGCCTAATAGAAAATTGACTTTAGATAATGTTGATAAAGGCCTTAGAGAACAAAATGTAATCCACAGTACAACACGTTCTTGGAGAAATGCTTATTCTATTGATGGGACGGGGTTAAACGAATATACACAAGGCCGTGATAGTTTTGGTTTGGTAGAAAAATTGTATTTAGCAGGAACTGAGTATAAAGATATGGTTACTCAAACTGGAGCTAAAGTTACAGATGTAATTGCAAAGCAAATGGAAAAAAATAATCTTGTGGGTGCTAACGGACAAATATTGCAATCTAATTTTGGTATATCATCTCTTGATACTAGAAATATTGAATTAGGTGGTGGTTATTTTGGGGTTAATTCATCTTCGGATTTTACAAAAGAAGGAAGACAAGGTGGAGGTTTTATTTCTAATACAAAGGCTGGCAAAGTTTCTTACGCACAACAATTTTCAGAAGGTAACGTAACGTTTAATGCGAGATTATATAATTTATCTAAAAATTTATATAACTCACAAGCTATACCCCCTGGAGGCGGAATAACAAATTCAACTATACAAGACTTGATTAAGAATCCAAGCGTAAATGACCTCATTACAAAAACGACTGGATATTTTCACGACTTTAGTAATTCTGTCGGCATACAAAGTGTGGGTGTAACAACATCAACAAATTTTTTAGGATTATATTATCTTGGATATTCAGCAGAAGAACAATTAAGACCAGGACAAGGTTCTGTATCTCCTGGTCAAAAAAATGAGTGGATCCAAAGCGCTAAAGGTGCTATGGCTAAAACTGTAGCTGGCAACCCGCTTGATAGTGTGGAATTTGTGCAAGGGCAAAGAGGAGTTAGAAAAATTATTAATACAATAAAAAACAATAAAGATTCTCAAATTGATTTTTCTCAAAATTTTGATACACAAAAAGCTGATAAGTTTATTATAAGAAAAGCAGGTACGGGCAAACAAAATTTTTCAAGACAAAGATTTACTATTGCAAATCAAAATCAATATGGGGACAAAGCAATTCCTAAAGCAAAAGGATTGACATTTAGTTTAAAAAATTACTCTTCTGGAGATTCTTTTTATTTTCCTCCATACATAGAAACTTATAATGATTCTCATACTGCAAATTGGAATGAAATAAATTTCCTTGGAAGACCTGAGCCAATATATACATATAATAACTCTAGTAGAGATGGGTCAATAACTTTTTTTGTATTAACTGATTATACGCAAAACTTTTTAATAGGTTCTAAATACAACACAGAACAAGGTGTTGTAGAGCCTATTTCTGCTAAAGCAGAAAGGCACTTTACGACAGCAGACGCTATTCAAAATCAGGCAAGACAAGAAGCTCTCGCTAATGAAAGTTTGCTTGCAAGAGATAATAATAAAGAACAGCAAAATGCTATAACAAAAAAGAAAGAAGCTGCAAGTACAAATTCAAACAATGTTTCAACAGGTTCAACTGTTGGACCAACTGGAACAAAAAATGGAGAAACAGCACCTGAAGATAGTAATTTAGAGACTCTCAAACAAGAGTCTGCAGCTATACTGAAACAACAAAACGATTTGCTTGTTGGAGGAAATTCAGGAACAAACTATAATGTTACAAACTCAAAAGGAAAGAATGTTTATTTTCAAAACACAAGCGTTAGTTCGCCTTTGGATGGTGGATATGTAGAATCTACTCCTGATGATACACAAAAAAGAATAGATGTAATGGTTAAGAATTTAATGTTTCAACCTGCATATTTTTCTGGAGATAAAATTGATTTTTTAAAGAAAATGGATTTTCTTGCTAAGCTGACAAAACCCGCAAGAGCGCAACAAGGTTCTGGATTTTCATTCACAAGACCTCCTGTTGCACACATAAAACTAGGTGATTGGTGGAATCATGATATTGTGGTTAAAAGTGTTAGTGTTGATTATAAAGATGCACCATGGACATTAGACACCGAAGGAAGAGTTCAACCAATGTGGGCTTCTGTTACCTTGAGTTTCAATTTTGTCGGACCATATGGCGGAGAGAGCGGCCCACCTGTTGTTTCTACGGATGTTGGAGGTATTTATAATCCTAGAGGATAAAGTGTTTATTTTAATAAATGAATTTAATATAATTACATACTGATTATGCCATTTGATTTTTACAAATATTTGAAAAGCCCCGTTGACAATAGTAAGTTGATGGATATGCCTGTGATTAAAATATCTAAAAGAAGAACTGATAGATTTGTTACATACGATAAAGCTCTTAATAGATTAGATTATATAGCAGGACAAGTTTATCAAGACGAAACTCTTTGGAGATTAATATTGTGGGCAAACCCAGAATATTTTGTTGAGTTTGATATACCATCAGGGACTGTAATAAGAGTTCCGTATCCAACAAATGATGTAATATCTGAAGTGACACAAATTTTAATAAACAATAGAGATAAGTAATGAGCAATTACGGACATATAACAAGCCCTGAAGAAGCTCCTTTTAATATAAACAGCCCAGGCTTTTATTTGGATGTAAGATTGAATGCTGTTGTAAACGGATCTAGTTATGATTTTACAGGAAAGAAAATATTCAATGTAGAATTTTTTAGACAAGGTGTTGGATTCGGAATAACAAATATAGATATTGAAGTTAACACATCACTTCAGCCAGTTATTACAATTACCATGAAAGACTTGTATGGTAATGCTGTATTTGGAAAAAACATAAATACAGGACTTTCTTCTCAAATAGCTGATGCAAATGCAATTGGGTCTGATGGTGGTGGCACTATAGATTTTTCAGTTCTTTTTAATTGGCCACCTCCAAAATTTTTATTCACATTTAAAGGATATTTAGGAAAACAAGTTTCTTGGCTTCTTAATTTAAAAAAAACATCTACAACATATCAATCAGATGGAAGTTATGATATAAAATGTGAATTTGTTCCTAATCAATGGGGATTTATGGCTGATTTACCATTCTTATATTTATTGGCCGTTAAAGGATTAAAAAAAAACGAACAAAGTCCTGAGGATTTTAAAAAAGTGACAACTATTTTTGATTTAATAAAAATAGGAAAACAAGTTGAAGTAAAAACAAAAGAAACAACAAAAGAATTTGATACTT